GGGGCAATCTCAATTGCGCCTGTACCCGTTGGCTTCATGTGAACATGACCCGTACCCGTTGGGCTAATGTCAATCTGTGCATTTGCACCATTGATATTGGTAGAAACACTCAATGAAAGATTGTCACCACCACCAGCGCCCCAAGACAATTGACTTGTCCCGCCCGAATTACGCAAAGCCCCGCCAGCACTTGTTGCAGCCTCAAAAAATGGCCCGACAAACTTAGTGGTTGCCGTGATTGTTGTGCCTCTGACCGTGTTGGCAGTTGTCCCGCCAATCGCAGGGGGCGCAGATAAATCTAATGTGCCGCCCAAAGTCAAATTACCCGTGGTGGTCACAGTGCCCGACAAACTAATGCCCGAAACCGTGCCTGTACCGCCAACCGATGTGACCGTTCCCGTTGTAGGCGTTGCCCAAGATGGCAAGCCCCCCGCCAAAGTCAATACTTGACCATTAGACCCAGCCGCTAAAAATGCCGTTACATCTGCCGCTGTTTGGTAAGGCAATGAACCAGCCGCACCACCCGCAATGTTTGTGGCCTTGGTTGCCGTTGTAGCCGTGCCAGCGTTGCCCGATACCGACCCTGTGATGGTGTTGGTCACCGTCAAGTCGCCCAGCGTTCCCAAGCCAGTTATGCCCGAATAACTACCCGACAATCTGGCGCTGTCAATCGTGCCGCTGGTTATCTGTGATGCCGCAATAGCAATACTGGCGTTTGCCGCCAAGGTAATTTGGCCTTGAGCATTGACCGTGAAAGTCGCCACTTGGGAGGCCGACCCGTATGCCGCCGCAGTCACCGCTGTGTTGGTGATACTGAATGTGTTTCCTGTCAGGGTCAGTCCTGTACCCGCCAAGTAAGACCCAGCCCCAGAAAACTGCGACCAAGTGATTGGGGTCACATCAATCGTGCCGCCTTGGTTTGAGGTACACACCCACCCCGTATCAGCCAAAGTTGTGCCAGATTCAATAAAGGTAAATGCGGATGGAACTTCTGCCCATGTATTCATGTCAGCAGATCGCGCCCAAGCACCAGATGCGGCCACATAAATTCCGTTGAATTGGCTCAAAGTCTGGTTTTTAACCAGAATCCTATCCCCAGCGGTCAGCGTGGCAACCCAATCGCCCCCCGCCTGTACCGCCAAGCCAGACAGCGTGATGTTGTTAGTGGTTGAGTACACGCACGATGCTTTTACATCCAAACCCTGCGCCACCGAATCCACATACCCTTTGTTGGCAATGTCTGTGGCGCTAGTTGGGGTTGTGGTGATCGTGCCAGTTACCGTGCTGATGTTCGTGAATGAGGCGTTTTCTGGGCCATAAAAAGGCGTACCAGCAGGGCCAACAAAGTACTGAAGGGCAAAGGTAGGCTCGGGCGCAAAAACGCCCTGCACAGGGACAAAATTAGTGGTCTGGGTGACCGCTGTGGTCATGGCTTACTCGAAATAAACCGTGATACTTGCAGTCCCAGAAATCACGACATACAACCCGTTTTCACAGTTGATGCCATCATAAAAATTGATGTTTGTTGCCGCTGTCATTGTGAATGTGTCAATGATTTTCACATCTGTGCCAGGGGTCTGGGCATCGTACACAGTCACGGTGGGGGTGCTGGAGACGGTGCTAACAAAAATGCCTTTTAATTTTCCAGGTTGATTCTTCACCATTGCGGTGGCAGAAATCTGTGCGTAATTGGACATGGCTTGGCCTTTCAGTTCATCAAATTATATGCTTCAAAAGAGAAAAAGCCACCCCTTTTGAGGGCGGCTCTTTCACTTAGTTCATGCCGTTTTAAGGCAGAAACGTCAGGTCGTAACCGTAGATAAATACATCTGCGGTTGCGGCAGCGCCTTGGGCGGTGGTGCAACGAATATACAGGGGTGTGCCCGTAATCGATGCGGTTGAGGTTGCGGCGGTCACAACAACTGCGGTGGTCGAGTTATTACCCGACAACGCATATGCTGATTTCACTGCTGTGCCAGTAGCGCTTGGGCCTGTGTACACGGCAAGTTGTGCCGTGGTCAAGCTGATGCTTGCGTTTGCAACAATGATGCTTTGAACGCTGACGTTACCAGCCACCAAGATGGGGGCGATAGTGTCAGCAACAGCATTGAGGTTAACGCCTTGGGCAGAGGCAATCAAGCGCAATGCCTGATTGGTTGCCAAGTTACTGGGATGGTTGGTGGTGGTGCTTGCTGCGCCTGGATTAGACATGATTAAAGTCCTTTCAATGTTGATTAAGCTGCAACTCGGCAAGCGAGTTCGGGATACAGGGGAGCCCAACCATACAGCACATCAACGCGAGTCGGAATTGAATCGTTGTTGATGGTGTACTGACGAACCACACGCATTGACAGGCCCAGTTCCTTGTCGCTTGCACGACCAGCAAAGACCACCCCGTCTGGCAACTCGAGATCAGCAGTCGCCAGCGTAAATGCATTCTTATGCATTACAATGTTCTGCGGACTTACTGTGCCAGTATTATTAAACGGGGTCACAACTGCGGTTGCGCTGGTGGTGGTAATGGTGACGTTCTGGAACTGACCACCAGTGATGATGGCAGGGGAAACAGTCACGGCAGTACCGCCGCCAGTAGCCACAGCGGTGGTTGAGGTCACCACAAAGCTACGCAACTTGCCCGAACCATATGCACTACGGTTTTGGGGGTTGACAGCGTACACGCCAGCGATCTGGATGGTGTCGCCCTGGTTCAAGGTCAAAGCAGAAGATGCCACCAAGGTGACGCTGCTGGTTTGTGCCCAACCCGTGCTGATGCCGATGCTGGTGGTGTTGGTGGCGAGGGTCAAACTAGCGTAAGAACCAAAGGTTTGGTTCACAACGTTTTGGTCCATCTTCCAGTTCATACCAGCAGAGTCACGGCCCATCATGCCTTTTTGGTATTGCTTGCCAATCACATCGGATGGGACAAACAAACCCTTCAAGCTGTCCACAATGGTTGCGCCCGTGAAAGGCTCAACAATGCATGAACGGCGACCATCACGGGGTGCGCCCTCGCTGTCCAGATACGCACCTGCGGTCAAGTAGGTGAGCAAGGAGGTTGGGGGAGTGCCAGCCGTACCAACGATGTTGGCGGTGTTGTTCTTTGCCATCGTCAGACCATCAAAGTCGATCTTGTTGGCAACAGCAGCCACAGCGGGTTTCAGCACTCGGTCAGAGAACATATCCAATGACAAAGCCAAATCTTGCGTGGTGAACTGGGTATCAACGTGGAACTGCGTGGTCAAAGTGACGGGCACAGAAGTCTCGTTGAAGTCCTCAACGTTCAAAGCTGGGCCAGTAGTTCCGATGAAACGACCAGGACGGCGAACGTTAAGGGTGTTACCGATCTTTGCGCCGCTAACGGCAAATTGATCGTCATAGTTGCGGTCAACTTCAGAGGAGAAGGTCAACTCGTTTTCCAAAACCATCAACGCTTCGTTGGTGATCATGGAGATGGTAAGCAGATTGTTGCTCATTTCATTTCCTTAAAAAAAGATTGATTTAGCGGATTCGCCCTGCCATTCGTGCGGCTTTGTAGGCTTGATATGAACCCTCAAATTTACCATCGCTGGTAAGGGGCACATCTCTGCCGTTTGCCGCCGATCTGATTGGGTTAATCGGCGCTGGCGCTTTACTTTTCCCAACAACAGTCTTAGATGTTGGCTCAGTCTTTTCAAACTGGGCCTCTAGCTTTCCAATGCTTCTTAAGGCCGATGCCACCGTCATGCCAGAAAGTTTCTCTGCATACTCGGGATTCTCGGCAAGGTGGTAAAGAATGCGTGGCCCTACATCTGATTCAAAGATTGCATCCCGCACTTCGTTGCTCACAACAACGTCAGCAGAACCAACCATGTCATCAAAATCAGGCATTTCAGACTTAGCAGCTTTAACCCGTTCAGTCCAGGCGTTTATCACCTTTTCCCGTTCGGCTTGCTGTTTAGCCTGTGCTTCCTTCTGCTTTTCCTCGCTCATCCTTTGTTCAACTCGATAGTCTGTCAACGCCTTGGCGTATTCATACATATCGGAGAAATTCTCTGGCTTGGGTTCACCAGTTGGTTGGGTTTCTGCTTGCGGCTTTGCCCGACCTTCCAATTCCCTAACTTTGGCCTCCAAAGATTCCCGCGCTTCCCGTTCCCGCTTGGCCTCTTGCCTTGCTTCTTCGCGTTGCTTGGTTATCTTTTCAAACCTCAATTCCAGCTTTGGATTGCGTTTTCTTTCCTCTGTCGCTGTCGCTTCATCTTCCCCAAGCGGCTCACTCTGGCTTTGCGTTTCTGTCGGCTCTGCGGGAGGTGTCTCAACCACAGCCTCGACAGGCGCTCTATCAGCTAAACCCATCTTCTTGGCGTTGTACTCAGCTAAATTTTCACTTGTCACCACGTTAGCGGCAACTTTTGGTGCTTCTTGCACTTCGGACATGGATTACTCCAAGAATTTACCCAGTTGACCCAACTGGTAAGGTTTGGGCGATATTACCCGAAATCATGTCAATGTCAATTATTGCGGCATTTGTTGAATAAAGGGATTGGGTTGGTGGCTAATATCCTGGGCAGCAATATTGGCATATTGAAATTGCTCGGCATTCAATCGCTCAATTTCGCCCATCAATTGGTCAGGTGACATTCTTGCCAGCAGAATTTTGACCAGGGCATCAATTTCGGTCTTGTTTTGGCTGGTGATGCTGCGGGTATTCTGGTCATTGACCCGAACCTCTGCCATTGTTTCGGTGTTGTGCGCCCGTGCGGTCACATCCATCAGCTTGCGCTTGGTTGCGCCTTCTTCTTTGATCTGGGCCACTTGCGCCCTATTGTTGATCTCCAACCCAGCCGCTTGCAATTGCTGTTGCAGTTGCTGAATCATTTGCTCAGATTGTGCCAAGCGCATCTGGGCCTCGGGCGGTATGTCGGATTTCTCGTCAATGTTTGCCATTGGGTTCATGGCGGCAAGGCGGTCAGCAATCACATCAGCGCCTGGGAAATCCATGTTTCTGAATACCAAATCCCCAGCGATATTGAACAATTCCTGATTGCTGGTCAGCAAAGGCATCATGGATTCAACTGCTTGCTGGCGTTTGGTCTGGAATCCTGGGCCTGTGTCCATCACCACATCGTATTCACCCACGGTCACATCGTTTAAAACCTCGCCAATCTCGTTTTGCTCGTTGATTGTGGTCATGTCGGGCTGACCATCCGACCCAATAATCCGCATCACCCGCTGGGTGTCGTAAATCTTGGGAATTAGGTCAAGAATGATGCGCCCAGTTTGAGCAATGGAACGGGTCAAATTGTCGTAAAAGTGGAAGTTAGACAGATCAACTTGATTTTGCTGGCCCTGCAATGCCTTGCCTGAGATATTCCCGCTTGGCAATTGATTGGGATCCATGATGCCCAATACCATCTGCAAATCAGCAGAAATTGCCCCCGCCGCTTCCATAATCCCTGCGGGTGGTGGCTCGGGTTGCAGTCGCTGGGGTGCTGGCGCTGGTACACCTTCAATGTCTTTTTGCTTGTATCTCAGCACAGGCATGGACTTGATGTTAGCCATTGCCCATTCGTTTTCGTGGCCCTCGTCTTGGCCTTCTGCCAGCAGCCATTTGGCCTTGGGTGCAAGCGCAACCGATTCGGTCATGCTTGTGCGCCAGAAGTTGTACATCCGCTGGGGGTCTTTAGCAAATCGCACCAGACCGTATTTCTTGCGCTTGTCATCCACAATGACCTGTGCGCCATAGCAAGGCACAACAGGGATATATTTACCCGCCCAGGTCTTTTCCTCTAGCACTTCCATTGCGGTCATCTTGACCCATTTAACGGCCTTGCGGAATGAGTCTCGTTCATCAACCACAGTCAACCCTGCGGCCTCAACCCGTGCAAAGAAGTTGGCGCTGTCCCCAAAAGACGTTGTGCCATCACTCAGCAAATACAGCTTGGCACGTTCACGCTCAATGTAAAAATACTCAGCAATCCGAATATCCTCTTTGGTCACCCAGGCAGAGGTGTCATCTCCCGTGCTGCGTTGCTGGAAGTTAGCCCCATCGTTTGCACCTGGATACATTTCCCGAAATATCTTTTTGTCCAGTACCGTGGTGATTAAGCATCGCTCGGCATCCGACCCATCGGGCCTGACGCTGTTGGGGTCAAAGTAGACGGTGAATGGGTTTTCAACAGCATCAATGTAGATTTCTTGGTCGAAAGAATCTTCCCGCACATACTTGTAATTGATGCGCCAGTAGCCCCAGCCCATCCTAACGGCGTAATCAAAGGCGGTGTCGTAAGCGGTATCGGCGCTGGAATTGACCTCAATGTGACGGGTGATGCCCTCAATAACCTGGGCGATCTTGTAGTCGGCAAGGTTGTTGACGGGGTGAACCTTAATGCGTGGGCGCTGCATCCTTTGCTGGTTGGTCACCTGTCGGATGTAGGCATCGATCTTGTTGATCGTCAGGCAGGGGCGGCTTTCCAGATTGCGGCTATTCTGAATCTCAACGGGCCATTGATCGCCAGCGGCAAACTTGATGTCGTTCAGCGCCTCGGCTCGGTTTGTAGAGTCCGAATCATTGACCAAGCGCCAGAACTTGATCGCTTCGTTAATCTTGGCGTTTGCGCCATTTTCGTCTTGGTAAGCCATATGAACCCCTTTGGGTAATTATCCCATCCATGAACCCGCTGTGGCAACCATTTGCTTCTTGCGTTTGGTGGGTTCTTTGATCATAAGTCCAATATACCGAAATGCATCTGCCCCGTGGGAATAATGGTCGTGCAATGGGTTGCGGCTGAACTGCCCCGTGTCTGGGTCAACCTCGTACCTGTAATGTCTCAGGCAAGCCAAACCATCAGCGGTATGTTCGCGGTCAAAGTAACAGTTCGGGAATATCGTCCTGGCGGCGTTGATAGAGTCCAGAATCGGCACTCTGGGCAGGATGGTGGTCTTGTACCCTGCCGCCCTCACAATGTCATCAATTGACCGCCCAGCCGCTGCCAGGGTCTTGTTTTCAGCGTCATGGGGTAACCAAATGGTATCGTATACATAACCATAGGTTTGCATCGTGGCAAGGTAATAGCTGATTGTTTTTTGGGCATCCTCAATGTATCGGATTAGCCTTGTCTCCATGCCCACAAACTGCAAGAACCAGATGGCGGTGCTATCCGACCAACCCAGGTCAAACACAGCATGAACGGGTTTGGTTGCGTCATAGGGCACTTTGGTGATGCGCCCATCCTTTTCGGCTTGTTGCATTTCTTTGGCAAAGATTGCCCCATCCACAGTCTGGCGGCATAAACCTTCCCAAACTTGGTTGTAGGCTTCTTCATCCCTTTGCTTTAGCGAGTCTTTTTCCAAACGCAAGGTATCGGGAAACCAAGGGTTATCTGACCAATTCACCCGCATGGTGATGCAATCCTCTGGGGGATTTGCCACAAACCGCTGGTAAGTCTCGTCTGTTTCCAACTCAGGGTTGAAGGAAATCCATATCTCGCTGCCTTCGGCACGAATGGTAGGAATCAACACATTCCAAGACAGGCGGCTAACCGTTTGTGCTTCCTCAACCCAACAAATAGAAACACCTTCATAGCTTTTTACGTTGGCAATGTTATTTTTGAGGCCAACAAAGCTAAATTCTGTGCCGTTCTTGCCCCGAATGCTGGCCTGGGTTATGTCGTAGAAGCCCAGCAACCCAAGGCTTTCGATTTGGTCGCACAACAGCTTATGCACCGAATCCCTCATGGAGGTCATAAACTCTCGAGCGCACAGAATACGCAATGGGCTTTTGGCCCCCAAGATTAACAGCGCCCTGGCGATGCCCCAAGATTTAGCGCCGCCCCTACCGCCGTAAGCTACCTTGTAGCGGCTTTTTCTAAACAGTCCTTCCAGCTTTACAGGGAATTCTGCCCTTGCAATAGCGTCTTGGACTTCACTCATTGGGCTTTACAAAAGTTACTTGGATGCCCTGCAATGGCTCACCATCAGCGCCAGTAACCTCGGCCTTGACGGTTTCAGACCATTTCATTTGCGTTTTAGTCCACCAGATCAGGCTGGTTGTATCCCCTGATGTAGCCTTTTGAAAAAGAGTCTTGGCAATCTGCCCGTTGGCCTTGGCTTTGCCCATGTCCAGTTCGTGCCTGTAGTACTTGCGGAGGGTCTTGTCATCAATGCCCACCAGCACGGCGATGGATTCATGCGGCAAGCCCAATCCGCTGCTGGATTCAACCAGTTTGCGGGTTTCGGGTGTTGGCTCGTGTGCGTCAGACATTTTATAGAGGGGAAGTGTTACATTAGTTTGCTGATTCGGGCTGGTTTTCCAATAATACGGCTTTTTTGCCTGTGAAGTCTTCCCAGCGCTTTACGATCACATCGCAATATTTAGGGTCTAACTCCATCAGACGGGCGTAGCGTCCATGCTTTTCAGCGGCCAGCATTGTTGTCCCGCTTCCACCAAAGGAATCCAGCACAATGTCGCCGCCTTTAGTGTTATTGAGCATTTGGTATTCAAATAAAGCAACGGGCTTCATGGTTGGATGTTCCCCATTGCGGCTTGGCTTATCAAACTCCAATATGGTGGTTTGCTTACGGTCTGCTGCCCAAAGGTGTCCAGCGCCTTCTTTCCAGCCATAAAGACACGGTTCATGTTTCCAATGGTAGTCTTGCCTTCCCATCACAAGACTAGATTTCTTCCAAATCAAGCATTGACGAACTTTCCAGCCAGCGTCTTGCGCCGCCCCTCGGAAGTTATAGCCTTCTGAGTCGGCATGCCAAATGTAAAAGACCGCCCCAGGCTTCATAACCAGATCTGCGGTTACATAAGCATCACGCAAGAATTGCCGGAACTGATCGTCACCCATGTCATCATTTTTAATGGTTAATCCTGTGCCCCCTTCATAGGCCACGTTATATGGTGGGTCAGTCAACCACATATCCACAAGTTGCCCATTGCAAAGTTTTTCCATGTCAGTCAAACTGCACGAATCTCCACACATCAAACGATGGTTGCCAAGTTGGTAAATATCACCCAGCTTTGTGGTTGGCTCGTCAGGCACATCAGGAACGGCATCCTCGTCCGTTAGCCCTTCAATGACCTCTGGCTCGAGCAATGCGCTTAGTTCCTTGGGGTCAAAGCCCAGCATCTCCAAGGCAAACCCATCTGCCAGCAAGTCGTTCAACTCGATGGTCAGGATTTCATTGTCCCAACCAGCGTTTAGCGCCAGCCTGTTGTCGGCAATGATGTAGGCTTTCTTTTGGGTTTCTGTCAAATCGGACAGTTCAATGGTGGGCACTTCTTTGTAACCCAACTTTCGGGCGGCTAATAGCCTTCCATGCCCTGCAATGATGCCGTTTGTCCCGTCAACCAGGATTGGGTTAGTCCAGCCAAACTCTTTTATGCTTGCCGCAATTTGTGCCACTTGCTCATCGCTATGGGTGCGGCTGTTGTTTACATAAGGAATTAGCTCTGTGACCTTCTTTTGAATAATTTTCACTTTTTTGGCTTTGCTTTGGCTTTTTTCTCAGCTTCACGTTTAACCGCATATCCAATAGCCACCGCTTGTTTGGGCGGCTTGCCAGCGGCGATCTCTGCCTTAATGTTGGCCTTGAGCGCCTTGGGGGTCATTGATGCTATCAGCGGCATTTGCCTTCTCCTTGGATTCTTGGGCCAGCTTTTCTTGTAAGGCTTGCTTCAACTCGGTGTTTTCCCTAAAAAGGGCAGCGGCTTGCGCCATAGCGGAATCCCGCTGCCCCTCTAGCATCTCAACCAAAAGCTGAATTTCTGGGTTTGGATGCTTCAACATTTACGCTGCGCTTGAACACATGAGGTAGTAAGGCGTACCGTCCGATGCCACAACTTTCAAAGTCTTGGCAATGGTGGCAGTGCTTGTTACAAACAAAGCTGCGGGAATGTTGAACAGGTTGGGAACCGTACCCGTGCCGCTGTTGGTAAAACGAATGAATGATGTATTCGTCCAAGTACCGCCAGATGCAAAGTTGGAATCCGCTTGAATAGCCGCCAACGTGCCGCCTGGGTTGGTGGATGTACCGCCCAAGGTAGCCCGTAAAGCATTTCCAGCGCCAGAAATAGTGCCAGCGCCATTAACGCTCAAACTCAGGTGTGCGCCGTTAATCGTTCCACCAGTTGCAGCCCCAGCGCCCGTCACAACGCTAAACGCTCGGATGGTTTCACCGCTTCCAGTGCTGCTAAACGTCAGACGCTGGTAAGTCAGTCGGGTGTCGCCACTTGCCGCGCTGGTCGTAGCATAAGCCCCGTTAATGATGCCGCTGGTCGTTACAGCTACTGGGACAGTTGAATTACCAACTTGAACTGAAACGAACTCTGGGTCTGCGTAAGCTACGCCTGTTGCGATTGAATTTGCCATGATATTTCCTTTATTTCTTCCAAAAGGGTTAACAATTCCAGCTTTTTAGACTGGCCTT